ATAGCAAGACCATCACGGCTAGGGGCCGCTGTACGAACTTTACCCATTGGGCTTGTAGGAACTTTTTTTGCTGTAGCCATAGTATCACCACCTTTTGAAAATTTGCGGCCCTTGTCCGCAGTTGTAAAATCTTTGCCCACGGACTGTGGGACGCCTACCTTCTTAGCAAACGATGGCGAATTCGCAATCGCTGCCATGAAATTGTGTTGCTTCTTGCTTACGCTTGGCATTACTTACCCCCTGCGTACCAATTAACAAGCTGAACTAAACCCGCACCCATAACGCTACTAGCTCCGCCAACAAGCATTAAAACCTTCCAGCCACCTTTGGCCTCAGATAAAGTTTTATCAATAGCTGTTAGCGTAGCCTGCATAGCCTTCATGTTCTCTAACATTCTGTCCATATCATCTTGCAAATGCTTGATGTCAGACGCATGCGTGGCTAACTCTCTGGCTGTTTGAATAGCATCTTCAGTCATATTAGCAATTCCACGCCCGTAGGCTTTTATTGATGCGTGAGTTTGGATCGTTGGCCGTCTTTGCACTGGTGAGCTTCTTTTTCATTCCACTCATCCTCGCACAGAAAGAGTCTCGCCGGGAGCCGCCTTCGGGCTGGGGACGTTTCAAGTTCATACCTTGCGCTTTCGCGGAGGCCCGACCCTTGGCGTTTAAACCACCACTGGGGTTCTTGCCTTCTTTCCTCTGCCATGCTGGTGACTTAGCCATAGAACGTAGTAATTTTTGCGCTTGCGGGTAATGTGACATGGACATCTGTTGTAAACAAAATGCCCTCACCGGGAATTAACAAAGCAACAGGTTGAGTGCCTGTGCCAATATTAAATTGAAGTCTAATCGTACCTCCAGAACCGCCATCACGATAAATCACATCGCCTGCTGTTCCACCAGAAATACAGTGATATGCTTTAACTCTAGTGCGATTAGAAACTACTGTGCCCGTTGCTTCAGCATGTACTGCTCTTACGTCTGTTTGCATCATGATTTGATGCTCCTATTAAGACGCTGTGGTAATCGCAACCCAAGTAGTAGCGCCGTCAGAATTGACGTATGCACGAGTACTAGTTGATGAGCCGTCAGTACGCAAGTACAAAGAACCTTGAGCGGCTGACACTGTAGGAGCGCCAGAACCAATAAAGATACCCAAGTTTGCGGTAGAAGTAGCCAAGAAAGCAGCAGCGCCGCCAGCAACTGGGGCTGTACCGCTATCAGCAGTAACGTTGCCTGTGGCTGAAAATGTAGGGCCAATGAAGCCGTTTTGGGACGTAACTGGGCCGGAGAAGGTGGTCGATGCCATGATTTTTCCTTACATACAAGTTGGGGCGCATTAGTCTGTATGTCGTCAGCCGGGACTGTCTAATGCACCGGATAACCCCGGGTTAAAAGCAATATACAACAAAAGAAAAGGGGGCACAAGCCCCCTTCTCCAAATATTTCCTAAGAAATATTAAGCACCGGTAGAACCGAACATGCCCAGAGGGTCAGACCAGCCGAAGCTGTAACGCTCACGAGACTTGTAACGGACGTTACCTGTGTCAAAGTCGCCGTCCATAGACTGGGCCAAAGGCGAACGCACAAAGTGCTTCATACCGTTAGGTACGTCTGTAGTCAGGAACCAAGCATTGGTATCAGTCAAGAAGTGGTTAATGGTATATCCACCGGGGATAGAACCATTGTTTTTCAAGGCGTTGATATCATTGTCGGCAGTAGACACACGCAATTCAGTTTCGAGCAAGCGAGTTGCCGTGAACTGTAATGCAGGTGGAACCACCAACTTGTTAGGCTTAGCAGCGATCAGCAAGCCACGCTCGTCTGTCCACAAGCTAATCTGAATAACAGCGTTTTCCAACGATGTTTCATTCAAGTCAGCAGGTGTAGAGGGAACGTTACTGTTAGTACCGCCAGAGACCAAGGGGTGTGATGCACTGAACAACGCAACACCGTCACCACCAGCATAAGCATTGCTGAAGCCGTTGTTCAAAACAGCAGCAGCTTTAACTTGCTTGGTGTATGCCATAGCGCGGGCCAAAGCCTTCGTGTAACGAGCAGACAATGAGTCATACAAGTTATCTTCGATAGCTTCTTCAGTCAAGCTGAAGCCCAAAGCAATGGTTTCGTGGTTGTATCGAGCAGTCCATGCTTCCTGTGCATTGTCATAAGCGATGGCAGAACCCTCGTTTTTGACTGGTGCAGCAGAGAAACCTGACAGTTTGGTCTCTTCTTCAAAGCTACGCTCAGATGTCTCTGTTTCGTAGATTTCTTTGTGCTCTTCGCCGTATTTGGCGTACTCCAGACCGAACAAAGCGTTCAGACCCGGTAAGAGTTCTTTAAGTAGTTGTGCACGTGAAATAGCCATTTTAGATTACTCCTTAAACAGCGTTAGGGTTGTAATAGCTATGGACGCCCATATTGAGCTTCACAAGCACTTCGGGGTACACGGTAAACACGAAAGTAGCAGATGTACCTTCAGTTCCCATAGCCGCGTTAATAGTCACTGAAGTTGCGCCAGCGGCTGCGGCTGTGGTCACGAATGAACCAGAGCTGTAATACTGACCGTTTGCAGTGATATAACCAACATCAGTACCGACTGGAATAGCAATAGGCAAACCAGAACCAGTCAAGGTAATGGTAGTAGTGCTAGAAGTACCAGTAGCGCTGGTTGTGTATGCAGTCTCAGGCACAACACCCATCACACGGATAGGCAGAACCGTACCGGGAGATGTCAAGGAAGTAGGAACAGTCACGCCAATATAGGAGTTACCCGTATTAGTATTGCCTGTGCCGCCAGCCCATGAGCGGTTGATAGCGATGTTTTGACCAATCAAAGCGTTTGCGCCAGAAGCCAAAGTACCAGCGGCAATTTGAACTGCGGCTTTAAACACTTGGTCAGGATCATCCGCAACGATAGCAACAGCGTCACCAGCAGTAGTACCGGCGGGCCAGTATTGTGCAAATTGCTTTTGCTTAGTCGTAGGATTGGTGTAAGAACAGCCCAAGAAGACGCCAATAATTTCGTCTGTTGGTGTTGAAGTGAACGCGCTATTGCCAGAGCTAGAGGTAATCGTAGATTGAACCACGAAACCACGCACCAACTTAACGAGATCACCGTAGTACAAGTTAGCGTTGTAACCGTACTGGATAGGTAAATTGCGAGTAGAACCAGCAAATACCTGTCCACCGATCAGATTGATCGGTTTTAGGCCGTAAGGGGCCGATACCGTTGGATAAGCCATTTAAGACTCCTATTTAAATTTAAGTACCTTTGCCAAAGCTACTTGAGGATTTACGCTCTTGGAAGAGCGGCATCCGCGCATCGCTTTGACGCATGAAACTATTGTCTACAGCATCTGTCTGAGATTGAGTGACTTTGGCAAAATGGGCATTTCGCTGGTCTACAAAATCAGTAGGTGTCTTGCAAAGCAACAGTCCACCGACCTCAATGTTGTCTTTAAAACGACTTTGGGGATCGGCTAACAGTCTAAATTTCGGTTGTTCTTCAATTGCAACGGGTTCCCAACCTTCTCGGAGTTTGGCCGATAAGTTACGTGGGTCAGCATTGTTCATCGTAGAAACACGAATCCAGCGGTAGTTGTATCCGGGCTGTTTGTCTGGCTCGGGCAAAAGTTCAGGCTGCATCCACTGCTTGGGACGCTCCTGTACCGCACGTGTTGTCAACTCGCGTGTGAGTTTATTGTCTTTAATATCAGCCATTACGGGCCTCCAATTCAAGTTGTGCCTTCACATATTGTTCAGGCGTTAAACCCAGTTTTCGGGCTAGGTTTACTTGGCTTTGCTTTAGCTTAACCTTATGAGGGGCCGTGCTACGAACTGCCGGGGCGACTACAGTACCAGCTCTTGTACGGGTCTGTTGTCTATTGTCTTCTGGGCTTTCAAATTTCTCTGAAAACCGTTTGCGCATTGTATTGTCCAATTCGCGGTAATACTCATCAGAACCAACCTCTACGCCGCTGTCTCTTAGGTCTTCATGTAAACCCAGAGCAAAGGCCGTCATACTCCGATCTTGTCCAAACCAACTATTACGCTTTTGCCACGCTACAGCTTTGTTGTCAGGTTCAGGTACATACGGTGCAGGTTGATACTGCACAGGTTGCTGTTGTACAGGAACTTCTTCCTCTTGTAAAGAGGGCATGCGAAAGTTTTTTGCCTGCATCACTTTAATGTTAGCAACCTGCAAGGCTTGGTTAGCCTCCATCATCTTGTCAGAGTCACCTGCCTCATACGCCTCTTTATAGGCACGTTGAGCTATCTTCAGTTCCATATCAGCATTACTCTGAATGGTAGAGACGTACTCTTTCTCGCCGTTGGTAAGAATACCTTTGATGCGCTTATTCTCTTCTAGCAGGCGTTGTGCCAAAGTGACAGCTTCTTGCTGTTCGCGCAGGGCAGACTCTTTCTCACGGCGCTCATCGTGCCAAACCTTGCGCATTTGCTTGAGTTTGGTTTTAACGTTGTCGTCGTATTGGTCTAGCTCATCCTTCTCTAGTTCTTCAACCAGAGGTTTGGGCAGGGGCTGACGGCCACGGTCTTCAGCCGGGGCGTCGTCTTCAATTTCAATCTCAATCTCAGGCTCTGCGTTTTGTGAGGGTTTACCCTTACTTTCAACTTCGTCTGGAAACTTGAATTCTGTGTCGTCGTCTAAAGGCATTTTGTGCTCCTTTTATTTACGTTTAATACCACGGGGGTCGTCTACAACGGCCTCGACAGTATCATCATTGATGATGCGGAACTCACGGCCATGTATGACCAAACGAGAACCTGAATGTGGGCGCACAAGGACAAAATCGCCCTGCTTACACCACGGCCCGGTAGGGAACTTTGATGGGTCTTGATAGCAGTCTGGCCCCATATCAACAACAAACAAGACAGTTGTGAGTGTCTCTTCATTGCGCATGGTTTCGTCAGCTTTGATCAAGCCTACTTCACTGTCCTCAAATTCTGCTTCCGCTTCCGGAATGGCACACAGAATCCGATAGCCCGAAGGCTTGGGCAGTTGTTTGCCTTTCTCCTCTGCGGTTGCAGCAAAGTTATAGGCTCCCACGACTTGTGGGTTGTTGGCGTCTGTAGCCAACAGGATGGAACTAGTCATCCGAGTTCTCCAATCGTTGTTTCAGGTCTAGGGTGTATCCCCGCATGATGAGTAGACCACGAACCTCACCACACAGTTTCTTGTAATCCTCAAAGGACTCGGCCTTGCCCTCGGCCAAGTACTCTTTAAGTTGCTCGATCTTTTCATCCGCTTGTTGGATGAGAATCTCAAATCCGTTCATTTATTCCCCTTTAGGTTGTCTTTGTCTCATCTGGATGCGCTCCTGCATTGCCCGCAGTTGCTCTTCATGGCTCTTGTTAGAGAGTTGTTTGAGGACATCTACACCCATGTCCATCATGTGGCGCTGCTTGTCGCTCTCCATCTGAACAGCGGTCTTCATCGCATCAATCTTGATACGTTTGTCATCCGTGGCCTGCTGAGTCTGGATGCGATCACGCTCGATCTGCAACTGCGCCGCTTTGATGGCGTTGTCGGCTTGATCTTTAGCGGCCTTGCGCTGGTTTTCTTGCGCTTTAAGCTGCAACTCTTGCATCTGCATTTGCACGATGGGGTCTTGTGCTTGCTGCTGCTGTTGAGCCTGCTGTGCTTCTTGCTGATTTTTCTGGAGCAACTGCTGCGCGGCCTGTGCCAACATCGGAGCCAGACGTGCTTCAACTTCAGGAGACATCTGAACTTCTTCACCAGACTCATCAGTCTGAGGTGGCAGTGGCATACCGAGTGTCTGCTCAATCTGCTTGCGGTACTCAAAGCCCAAGTGCTCGTTGATGTGCGCCATCATGGCTGACTGCATGGCCTGCGCCATGGGGTTCTGCTGCAAGAGTGCTTGAATCTTGGGATCCTGCATCGCGGCCATGTGCACAACGATGTGAGCTTGGTGATCTTGCGCAAGAAACGCTTTGACCGGCTTCATTTTCAAGACATTCTGATTCTCAGATACTGGGTCAGTGGGCTTCTGGTCATCGTCCATCGGCACAAGTTTCTGGCCGTCCTTGATGCCCAACACCTCCAGCATTTGCCTGTGGAGTAAAGGTAAGTTGTATAACTGCGGCGCACCTTGAGCAAGCTGTAACACAGCCTGATACTGCACAATCTTCTGCGCCATTGTTGACGCATTAGGATCACTGACGGGGATCACGTCCACGTCATCATAGTCAGACTTCTTCGCCTTGCGACTGCCTTCAGTAGGCTGGTAGTCGTAGTCGTCTGGTGTGTACTCAGCAATGATATGTTTTAAGAGTCCCAACTCTTGCTTCATGCTGTAGTGGACACGTGCCTGAATGGCAGACATGTTTTTCAACGTTCTCTCAAGAATCGCCAAGGTAGTACCCACAGGCGCTTGCGCACTCATGTCACTCAGCGTCAAGTCTGCCGTGTTAGCAAAACGTCTGCCTTCTTCAACAATCTTATCCATCAACCCAGCAAGAACTTGTGACGGCTCTTTATATGGGAGAGGCAGTAAGTTGTCTTTCAGTGTGCCACTTGCTACGTCTGCATCACGCCATTCACCCGGAGCGATTGGGGTGTCGTCTCCCTTGACTCGCATGCCACGAGTCTTGAAGCCGCCGGGCAGGTTACTTAAAGTACCAGCATCGACAAGCTGACGAATAAGAGAAGTGCCTGACTTAGCAAAAGCCCCAATGAGGTGGATGAGGCCAAAACAGTAGAAGCCAAATCCGGGAACGTATCCATAATGAACAAAGTGTTGTCGTTTGGCGTAGGTCTCATCATCAGGCTCCCAGTTACGACGAATGGCCAGCACGTTGCTGGTTCCCTTCTCAATAGTGATCACGTATGGCAGTGCGATGCCAGTCTTATTACCTTTCTTGTCCTTGTGCTCGTAGCCTTCAAGGTCAAGGTCTACGTTCATCTCCAAGAGTTTGAAGCGGTTGTCAGCAGTGGCTCTAAAGCCCATCTTCTCTGCAATCTTCTTCTCAACTTCATCAAGCACGTTCTCAGGTGTACCCAAGTCAATGTCACGGTAAAAGCCTGCGACCTGAAGTTTACGCAACTCATTTTCAGTCTTACGCATCACGTGCGTCACACGTGGAGAAGACTCTAAGTTACTCGCGCCATAGGGCACAACGATGTCTTCAGCAGGAACAAAGAAAGACACTTGGCGATCCAGACCCGGATCGAAGTACACCTTCTTGAACGCATTACCGGCAAGACCCAAGCCCCACAACATGCGTTCATGCTCTGGCCTGTATTCCTTCATCACATCAGTGAGTTGGTAGTTCATATCGTCTGCCACACGCTGTGCAGACTCTTTCTTGGCGGGTGTCTCTTTACCAATGATCTGGGTCTTCACTGGCCCAGCGGCAGGGAACGTTGCCATCATTGTTTCTGACTGGAACTTCACCAGAGCTTCAGACAACATGGGGTGGAACACACCACACGCACCTTCCCATGGCTCTGTGCGTTCTTCAATCTTCATGCCCAGAAGTTCTAGGCCATCAACGTAAGTCTGCATCCAGTCTTTGCGACTGGCCACGTCCTCGTCATAGTCACTGATTAAATCTTCAGCAATACTTTGCAAAACATCTTCGCCAATGAACTCAGCCAAGTTGGCATTGAAGTCATCTTCTGATTCTGCATCAGGTGTGATCTCAATCTCCATGCCGTCTACACCAATGGTCACAGCTTCAGGGTCTTCAATCTCGATCTCAATTTGAGGAGATGCTTGATCCATCGCGGCCAGTTCTTCTAAGCCTTGTGGCGCTGCATATAGTGACTTCTCAATAGCCATGTTTCATCCTTAATAGTACGGTTCTTTCCTGCGGAAAGACTTCGGTTCATCTTCCTCATCAGACGCCAATTGAATAAAGCCACCACGCCTGTAACGCAGTAATGCCTGAGTCATTGAGTCCACCAAGTCGTCATGCTCCCCTGATGGGAACGATGCGACCTCTTCAACAAGCTCTTCTGCCCAGTGTGTATTAGGCACCCAAACGTGTCCGGATGCAAACATATCAGCTACTGCATTCAGACGTGCTATTTTGTCATTACCTTTGCTTGGTGTGAACTCCTGCACTGGAATTCCCATCGCCCGCAGTTCAAATATCAGGGGCGAACCCGCCGCCTTGGCTTCGACAATCAGCGAATCAACTTCCCACTCTTTGTATTCTTCAAACGCCCGCTGTTTTAACTCGGGGAACTCCATGCGTTTCTTGAACGCATTGAGCAGAATAATATTTGCCCGGTTTACGCCCCGGTCATCGTCTTTATAGAACACACCCCATGTCGTGCAAGCTGAATAGTCAGCCCGTTCCGTCTTTAAGAACGCCGTATCCCAAGACTGAATGATAAATTCACAGCTTGGTGGGCTGTCATGCTCCCAAATCTTCCACCATTCACGTTTCACAATGGCAGACACGTCGCTGGTAGGCTGCTGCATGTACTGCGCTTGCCATTTGGCGTTGGGAAGTTCCTCCTTTAGGGCAGAAAGCTCCTGTAATGACCAAAACTCAGGCCATAAGGGTTTACCCGAGGGCAAAATGGCAGGAAACTCAATCACTTCCCACTCTTCGCCCGACCTTTGGGCCGCAGCTTTGATAACTTGACCCGTTAAGTCCCGTTTAGACCACCGAGTCATCACCATCACGATAGAGCCACCCGGCTGGAGACGCTGACGAGGGCCAGATGTGTACCACTCATACGTTTTATCGTAAATTTCTGGGTTGGACTGGGCCATCGCGGCCTCTTGCTCCGAGTGCGGGTCGTCTATTATTAGTATGTCAGCGCCTTTACCGGTCACAGCACCGCCAATACCAATCGCAAAGTACTCACCACCGAAGTTAGTGGCCCAACGACCCGCCGCTTTGGAGTCAGACTGCAAATCTAGGGCTGGAAATATCCGCTTATAGTTAGCAGAGTCCACCAAGTTACGCACTTTTCGGCCAAAACCCACCGCCAACTCGGCAGTGTGGGACGTTTGAATGATCTTTTTGCCCGGAAACTTGCCAAAAAACCACGCCGGTAGCAGGTAACTGGCAAATTCTGACTTGGTATGCCGTGGCGGCATGTTGATGATGAGCCTTTTACACTCACCCCGAGCCACCCGCTCAAACGCCCGAGCCATTTTTGCATGATGCCGACCATGAATAAAGTTAGGCCACATCTCTTGCACAAACACCATGAAGTCATCAGACGCTTTTGTACGCAAGTTGCGTGTATTTAGCTCGTCCAGAATTTCTGCAATGGCTTCTTGCTCGTCTTTGGGAAACTTTTTGAGTAGCTGTTGCTGCTGCCCGTAGGGTAAGGTCTGGAGTTTTTCCAGCACCAATTCAAGTTTTGTCTTTTCCGCGACTTCAGTCATCGGTCTCGTCCAACTCTTTGCCAGTCATGCCAAGTTCTTCGTCCAGATCAATCACCTGAACGGCAGGTGCGCCGTTCAAATACTTTTCTTCTGGTATTTGCAGTTGCTTGGACTCCACATCAATGATGTCATCCATATAAGAAGACAGCTTACTGGCCAACTCGGCCTGCAACTCTTCAGTGGTTCGGTGCGTGACATTGACTTCAAGCCGTTCGGTAAACGCCTGCACGTCTGACATTTTACCAAGCAATTCTAGTGCCTTTAACTGGGTAGACTCTTTGTCCGATCCAGTCAGCATGAGAAGGCGCATCTTCACATAGTTACGAATCTGCGCCGCATTACGTGCAACTTGCACGTCGTACTCGTCCAGCATTCCTTTGAGTAGGATTGCCGCTGCTGTTGTTATTTCTTTATTTGCACTTGGGGTCTCAAAGAATTGGGCACGAGCTTCCTTCTTTTCTTCCTTTGTTACCGTAGTGGGCACTTGCATTCCGTTGGCTGTCAGGAACTCGACAGTATTGAACGCGGCTTGCGCTTTCGCATGCAAGTCTTTGGCCTCCTCGGCTGTTAGCGAGAAAGGCAGGGGTACATCTAGTTCAGGTGTAACGAGAATCATGG